TGTTTTATCTCCTGTATGGAATATTTCAAATTTAATTTCTGGTCTATTTTTTTTTTGCCCTTCAAAACTTTGAAAGGTCATTGTGTCCGTATTAAATACCCAATCAGGAAGTAACCAATCTTGTACGTCAAAATGACAAGTAACTGCTATAAATTTTTTATCCGTTTTTCTAATAGCTTTCTGCATAGCAAAAGAACCTATTTTAGCAACATTTCTATCTACTACACTTGTAAATTCATCAAATACAAAAAACTTTTGTTCTTCTAATATTGCTCTTGCTAAATCAACTCGCATTTTTTGTCCGTTACTTAATACGGAATAAGGCTTTAACCAACTTGGTGGACTTGAAAATCCTACTGAATTAAATGCTGAAGTTATTTGTTCAACACTACATTCTTTTGGCATATCGTCTAAAACAGTTTCCTTCGTGTATTCATAAGATGTTATATAAGCATTTTCAAATAATTGTTTTGCTATCGTTGTTTTACCTGTTCCGCTTTTTCCTACAATTAAACCAATTTGCCATTGTTCTGGTATTTCAATATCGCCCTTAAAATGTTCTACAATATTTTCAGATTGCAAATCAAATTTACCTATTACAGAAGCAACCCTAAACGTTTTGCTTGGCTTTACTTGTTTTATAATGTCAAAAGTCGGCATTCGTAACCCTGTTCTATTAATTTGTTATAAGTATTTTCTTGATGTTCTTCGTCTTTACATACAATTTCAATACGATATAAATTATCTATTGTACTTGATAAGTCTTTTAATTCATTTTCATCGTCTTTAAATATTGGTAAGTCTAAACCCCAATCCGTTAATTTTTCCGTATCCCATTCATTTGCTAAAATATCCCAATCCCATTCTCCAAAACCTACATTGTCTTTTACTATGAATTCGTCTTTTTGTAACTCGGTTAAATCTTTAGCTTGTACAATATAAACTTCTTTTAGTCCTGCTTCAATACAAGCTTTGTGTCGCATATTTCCACCTAAAATAATATTGTTTTCATCTACAACTATTGGCCGTAGTTCTAACATTTGCGGAAACTCTTTTATTGAATTGACTAACTTTTTAAACTTGTCGTCTTTAATTAAACGTGGGTTCTTTGGGTTCGTCTTTATGCTGTTTATTTTAACCTTCGTTACTTGCATCTTCTGTTTGTTCTGGAGTATATTCGTTGTAAATTACTCGCAGCTTACTTACTAAATCTCTTAAACAACTTGAACAGGTGCTGAAGGTTAATTTTTGGTTTAGTACTCTGTTGTTAATTGCTATTAGACTTGTTTGTTCATCGCTTGTTAAGGTGTTCGTGTTTTGCTTAAAATAAGTGTCTAACGTGTTAAACTCGTCTTCGGTTAAACACAACGGTTTTGCATACGGAAATAGTTTATTTAACTTTTCTTTTCTCTCATCACATCCGCAGTCTTCACCTGCAATAAATTTAACAAGTTTGTCTATTCCTGTTGCTTCTGTAATTTTTGCGATTGTATCGCCTAATCCTTTACTTTTCATTTTTTCTTTTTTATTAGTTCGTAATCTTGGTTTATAAAATCTTGGTAGTCTTCACCTACGTTATTTTTAATTCGTTTTTTGCAAGTCTTTACAGTGTTAAATATACTTGTTACACTTATGTTAGTTTCACTACTTATTTGTCGTAAGCTTTTATTCGTGTTTTTGTATAACTCAAATAATTGTTTGTCGTACCAATGCCAACTATCACATTCTAAATCTACGTTATTCAGCAAGTCGTTATAAGCTTCGTTTTCTTCTGTGTTGTTTTCTTCTGCTAAATTGTAAACATCGTCTAAAGGTATAAATTTGATTTTGTTGTTTTTGTTCACGTGTTGAAGGAAAGTATTTTTTAAAGCCAACCACATATAACCTTTACTTATGTTTCCGTCTTTAAATAGTTTTTCTTCGCTACTCCATTTCATTAACATTATGTAAGTCTCCTGTACTATGTCTTCGGCAAAGAAATACTCGCCAAATTGATTAACCATTTTAACCCATTCGTTGTGATGCTTTGCAACTTTAGTTAACCATTCCAATATTTCATTGTTTAGATATTAAGCAAATGTATGATTAATTTTTCAACAATACAAAGACGAATTTATTAACAATTAGTTGTGTAGAACAAAAAAAGCGCAAACAATCAAGTCTGCGCCTACGTTTTTAATCTAAAAATTTTATTTGTTTACGAAGTAATCTATTTTTTTAAGCGTTGAAAGTGAAACGTCTTTGCCCTGAAGAAAATTTGTAAGTTGGAAAAAATGGAATTTACTCCCGTTACTTTGTATTTCTTTTACGATGCTGTTTCGTGTTTTTAACCTTAAAATGTTTTTTACTTCAGTTCGTAACTGTTCGTCTTGTATGTACATATCAAAATGGTAAATCGTCGTTTACATCTAAATTAACATAACTTGGTTGTTTTAAAGTTCCGTTAATTTGTGGCTCACCTTTTACAAATGGTTCGCTAAATGAAGCTGACATAAATTTAACTCCTTTTGCTGAAGTCTTCAACCACAAAGCAACTTCCATATCTTTGCCATTTACGTTTACCTTGCCTTTGTAATCTGGGTGGTTTTCCGCTTTTTTGTTGTCATTCTTAAAAATTGCACCTGTGTTGTTTCTTGTTTCCATTTTTATTTATTTAAATTGTTTGTATTCGTGTTTTAGTCGCTCCAAGTATAGAACAAAGTCCATTGCTTCTTCTTGTGCGTGTGTAAGCCATTCTAACGTTGTTAAATCGGTTCGTTCTAACGTTGTCTTGTATTTCTTTATTCCTGCTTCTGAACGTTCCTTGAATTTAGCCATAACGCTTAAAACGTTTTTGTCTTGTATTTGTATGTTCATAATTTTTCTATTTCTTGTTTAACTTCGTTCCAATATTCTACAAAGTAAATATTTGCAGCGTTTAATTGTTCTAAGGTTTCCCAATCTTTTTGCCTTATATATGGACAAACTTTAATAATCTCATCAACTGCTATTAATGCACATTGTTTGGCGTCATTATGAATAACTACATCATAAACAACATTTTCATCTACTCCGTGAAAATAACAAGAGTATTTTTTAAGCAACTCATTTGCTTTTTCTTGTGGTGTCATATCAACCAATTAAATAAATTGTAAATACCAACGGCAGCAAAACCATAAATTGCTATCCAAATAATAATTGCGATTGTTTTCTCTTTCATATTTTCACGTTGTTTTCGTTAATAAATTCGTTTAGTTTTTTTCTTACTTCAAACATTGCTTCGTTACCGTTGTATTTGTATTCGCTTCTTAACCAATTGTCAAAATCAAATAATGCTGAATAATAATTAATTCCGTTGGTTGCAAAGTCAAAATCTTCTTTGTCTTCAGGTAGGTTAAATTCAAGTATTGCTTTCATATTATTTACCTTTAAATTCATCAATTAACATTTTCCATAAAAGTATTGCAATAGGTAAAAGTAATCCAATAATTACTATAAATAATAGTATTGCTTTCATATTGTTTCAATTAAACTGTTAAAATAAATTCTTGCTTCTTCAACCTTTGTTTGTATTTCCCAAATTACAGTTTCATCTCGTTCTATTTTAAAGACTTTTACTTTTGTTTGTTCTGGAAGGTGGTCGAAGTTATGTTTCTTTTCTACGTATTCCCTAATTTCTGCGTCTTCGTCAATTTTAAATTGTTTCCAATGTTCACGTCTAATTTCGTCTTCAACTATTTCTAAAGGAGTATTGACTAAACAATAACAAAGTAATGCTTCGGTTTTTCCTGTTAGCCACATATAACCCTGTAATTGATAGTAATAATCTTTAGTTGGTATTTCATCTTCAAAGAACGGAAACGTGTGTGCTTCGTAACTACATTTAATGTCTAAAAGAATTTCATTCGTGTTTACGTCCGGTGTTCCTGTTATCCATTCGTTGTTAAAATGTTCTTCGTTCTTGAATATAAACCCTAAACCTAAAACATCATTTACTAAACTTATTGCTTCGTCTTCGCATTGTAAACCTTTGTCCGTGTAACGTGAACTAAATTCCTTCTTAATGCCGAATTTTTCTTCTAAAACAAGTTCTTGGATGTAACTCTTTGCTGTTTTGCTTAATGTTTCGGTCTTGGTGCGTGGAGCGGTCATTAACCGCCCCAATGCTGAACAACGTATTTTCATACTTCTAACGTTTTTAATTGTGCAGGTGTCAAAGAATAAGTTGCGATTAATTGCTCGGTTGTAAATTCTCCTTTACCTATGGCGTCAATTGCTTTTTGAAAACGTTCGTTTGTTATAGTTGGTTTTTTAGGTTCGTGTTTTACTTGTTCTCCAGAAGCGTCTGTGTCTTTGTCCGTAACTAAACCAAGCATTGAACTTAAAGCGTAACGTCTTAAGTAAGTAATTGCACTTCCTAATACTTGGAACTCATTCATTCCTTTTAAAATTACTCCTTGCGGAATATCAATTTTGCTTTCGATACTTTCAGCACTTTCAACGTGAAATAAACAAGTTGCAATTTGTGTTCCATTAATTAATTGAGTAAATCCTAATCCGTGTTTTTTTAATAATGGATTAATTACTTCAAAGATTTTCGGTAAATCTGCGTAAGTGTAACCGTAACCTTGTGTTGCTTTGTGAATAACAGGTACTTCTTGTTGGAACGCTGCTAAACTTTTAAATAAATGTTTCATAGTTTTTGTTTTAAATTATTTGTTGTTATAAGTATTGCACATTGCAATAAATCTTTTTCTTGGTAACTTTCTAAATTGCTCGTAAGTTAAATTGTTTGCTTGTGCAATTAATACCATTTTTGCGTTTAATTCTGCGATTGTTTTCATAGTTGTTGTTTTTAATTATATACAAATATACAAATACTTATTTAATAAACAACTGTTTTTAATAAATATCTTCAAAAAAAATTGTAATAGGTAGTAAAACACCTTTGCTTGTGTTATTGTCACCGCCAAAAACATCGCGGTTTGTTCCTATCCATTTACGGCAGTGTTCTTTTAATTTGTCAGTTTTTATAATTACACAGTGAACATCGCTGAACCAAAAACAATAATAGTCGGCTTCGCTTGTTGCTATTCCTGAAGGTTTGCCCCTACTTTCATATTCTACAAAAACGTTTTTAGTTTCTAAACAACGAAAGTCGCGTTTAACTTCTACTTTTTTTTGCAGTAAGTTTCCAAGTTCTTTTTCATAAACTTGTCCTACTTCTAAATCGTGTTTAAAGTCGTTGTTATAATTCATTTTAGTTTTTGTTTATTCCTTGTGTCCACCTTCCTAATTTTACTGAATGTAAACAATTTTCACTTTGAGTACACCATTCCAAATTTTTAATTGAATTATCTTTTTTATTACAATTAATATGATTAATAACTTTTTTATTATTTGGATTAGGAA